AATTCTTCATCTAAATAAGATAAAGCTTCTTTTACTCCATAAAGATTTTTATTTAATTCAATACTCATTAAATTTTTTTGATCTACTATAGGTAAAGCATCCCTTTCAGGAGCCCCCCAATTACTGTCAGCATGTGATTTTTGTTTATTTTTATATAATCGAGCCATTATCTACCAAGTATTATATTGATTTAATCCATAATTATTACCATTAACTGGATTAAATATATTATCATCTACATTTTGTTCTCTAGTCTTATATTCTTGTAATCCGGGAAATTCTATTCTATCTCTATTTAAAGTATCCCATCTTAATCCTAAAATATCATTTCCAGCAAGGTCCATGTAAAGACCTAAACTATCTTCAACACTACTTCTACTTTTATCATGAGAACTACCATTAGTAGCGTCCCAAAAAGCTACTCTTTTACCCCAATCTTTATATGTTTTATTTATTACAAGATATCTGTTTAAATATCTAATTATTGGTTGTCCATACATGTGAGGTCTATAATAATGACTATCAGGGTCATTAAATACTTTTGATTGAAGATCATGACTTTGGCCTAGAGAACCATAAGCTCCTGGTATATTATAAATCTTTTTAGTTCCATATGAGGATAGTGTTTGTCCTGTATAACTTGGATCATCTATTATAGTTATACCTGTATCCCCCCAAATTCCTGTAGTTTGGGTTGGAAGGCCATTAAATAGTTTTTTAGAAGTATCCTGTATATCCCCCATTAGTAACATGGTATTAGATATGTGTTGGTTTTCAATTTCTTGACTCATAATTCTTCCTTCAGCATATACTATTGCTTCATATTCTCCAATAGGTCCCCAATTTCTTTCATAATTTGTTATATCATTACCATTATATTCTATACTAACAGAAGCTTCATTTTCATAATAAGAAGCAATATCAGAAGGAATCATATCATTTTCCATATTTGTTCTTCGAAGTATTCTAAGTGTTTGTTTTTCTCCTTTAGGTATAATTGCAGTTTGAAGTGTAGGACCTTCTTCATCATTCATATAGGTATCTTTAATATATTTTACACTACAGGCATCATTACTTAAATAAAATTGTAGTGTATTAACATCTAAATCTAACCCTTCGGATAAAGCAGGTACAAAGTCTGAAACTTCATTACCCATACATTCAAATTCAATATCATGATATGCGGCATATCCTAATAAATCAGGCAAATCAATAATCAATTCTGTGCCCTTTAAATGTAAATCTTTATCTGTGTTTATTTCAGGACCATCAGGTATATCATTTAACTCATTAATAGTAACAAAATATCTACCATCAGCATTAGTTGGGGGGAGTTTAAAAGCTTTTTTTGTTTTTACAAAAATGTTTTCATTACCAAAAGCTCTTAATCTTCCTTCTTGCATAATGTACTTTGTATCCATATCTTGATACTGAAAGCCATCTTCTCCTGCAACTATTAAAGATTTATCTTCATAAACAGGATGTTCATTAGAAGCAGGATTTTCTAAAGATATTAGTTCTGCTTCTTTTCCTGAGAGATTTTTTACTAATAATTTAATTTGTTTATCTAATGTTTTATTATAAGCATCATTTACGTGGTCATAACTTTGTTTTATTATTTGTTTATGAGATTTTTTACCTTCTTTAGGTATATTATAAAATATATTATTATACATTTCATTAACTTTATCATGACTTATAGGTTCATTAGTTTTAGCTAATTGAGTAAAACTTTTAGATAAAATATCATTAGAATGTTTATTACTAATTATTTTTTTAGTTAATTTTTTATTTATAGCCATTATCTAATAACTTTAAAATAATAATTATTATCATATATAGTAGTACCAAAAGAATCATGGTTTTTAAATAAAAAACGATAATATCTTTCAGGTTGAAGACCTTTCATATATATTTTAAAATACATCCCTTCATTATTAGCACTCATTTTTGTATATTCAGAATCAAAAGGAATAATTTCTTGTTCTGTATGTGCGTCTCTTATGCTGTAGAAAGAAGATGTATTAAAATAAGATGAATTTAAATAGTTAGAACTTGTAGAAAAGGTTCTTGTTGGGTATTGTGGTCTTATATGGATTCTAAAAGTAGCAACATCATTCTGATTGTATTCTTCTTTATTATTGTATAAAGTTACATTTAAATCTTTATTACTATCTAATATACTTGCTGTATATGCATTTGGAAATGTAGAATCATCCCATTTAAATGATAGTTTTGGAGGATGTATTGTGTGGGTATCTACAGCAAAATATTGCAATTCACCAAAACTATGAGAGGTATTTTGTTCAATAGCATCAGGTTTTTTTAGTAAAAAACCATTATTTTCTATCCCATCAGGAAAAGTAGTACCAGCATTTAAACTTGCACTCCATTTTTTAACTATACTAAGTACATCAAAATTAGTATCTAAAGTATTTCCAACTAAAAATTGTTCAGATGCATAAAAACTAGCACTAGTATACCACACACCTCCCCCTAAAGTAATTAAAGGTTCACCTATAGATCCAGTAGAACTATGAGCAAAACTTGATGTAGTCCATTCAGTAGCTACTGTTGTATTGTTTCTATACTTCCAACTAGCACCATTTGAACTAGTAGGTAAATTAGAATATCTACCAGTACCCTCATCCCAAGATTGAGATACAGCAAATATATCAACATTTAAAGTAGATAATAGATTTTTTGGTTCTGCCGCTGTAAGTTGAAGGTTTACTTTTGAAGAATTATTAAAAGCATCTGCTCCTATAATATCATTCATTACCTCTTGAAGGTCTTCATTTCTAAATTTAATTAAAATTCTTGAAGGGTATACTATGTTATCTGATGACCCTCTTTCTTTAACTAATTCTAAAATTTCATCATTACCTGTATTCATTTCTGATCTATCAGGTTGACTGTATAATGTTGTATCCATTTCAGGAAATATAAAATAATATGCCATATTAGTAAGTTGTTACTCGTCCTTTAATATCTGTATTTGGGTGTTTAAGTTCAAAAATGCTTGGGTCTAATGAGGGGTAAATAACCCCATTTCTTGTAGCGGTATCCATAGGATATTTATTTTGTGAATATCCTGTAGATTCTCCACTTTTATTTGTAAAAAATATGTCTTCTACTGTTTGTACTCCTTTTACTTCTCCTATTAAGTTTTTAACATCAGATATTATTATAGGTTGATTGATTTGCCATTTTTTAATGTTAAAATAATTTCTTAATTCTGTAATACATTTTAAAAGAACTTCTTGATTATTGTAATTTTTAAAAACCGTGATTTCAAAATCTATTTTAAAATTAATAATAAAAGCATTTTTAATATTAATTGCATCTGTTAACATTCTATATTGTTCTAAATAAGTAGATAAATTAGTTTTAGTAGCTGTATTTAGAGTAGTTAATTTTTCTGCTGAGGTGTATCCTAAAGTATATAAATTTAATGCTAAAGGATTAGGAATTCTAGTTGAACTTGAGGGGGATATTTGATCATCTTGAACTATATATGCTTTAGCTATACTTCCAAATTTAGGATCCATAGATAAAGATCTTACAATATAGTCTTCTCGAGTTACTGTTCTTTGTTGAGATGAAAAATTAGCCATAGTGTTTAATCTTATATCTTCTAAACTTTCTTCTCCTTTCCCACCTCTAGCTGCATTAGGATTAGTGCATGCTACTGAGGATACAATAAAATTTTTCATCCCTGCATTTAAGTTTGGGGTAAAATCATATAAAAGAGTACCTGTTTTAGTAATATTATTACTACCTACATTAGAAGCTAATCCTCCTCCTACTAGATAAGATACAGTTAATGTAGTGTTTGAGGGAGATTGTCCATATGCTTTTGTATATAAAAAATTTGAAGGATCAAATGCTATATCTAATTTACTTCTACCATCTTTAATACCTAACCCTATATTATCAGGATTTGGTATTATTTGTTCATCTGATTTATCACTGATCCCTGCACCAAATTGAATTTCTAATTGATTATTTGGTTTTAATCTACTAACAAATCTTCTAGGAACTTTTTTTAGTTTTAATAAATAGGGGGTTTCATTATTATATCCATGTAAAGTAGGATCATTAGCCGCATTATTTGTTATTGGTTCAAATATAGTATCTTGAGCTAAATAAGGAACTTCATTCCATTCATTACCCTCTGAATCTATGATAGATTCAATAGATATTACATTAGTATCAAATAAATTTATAGTTTTATATTTTTCAGCAGCTCCTATAGTAAATGTTTGGGTTCTAATATCCCCCGAAATTGCAGGAACTGTTTTTTCAAGTATATAATATTCTGGGTTATTACTACTATCATATTGAAAAACACTAGAAGTTACAGTATTAAAAGAAGAAGAATAAGTAAAATCAGCATCTTTAGTTAAATAAAAATTATCTCCTTTTAAAGTAGAAAATGTAGAATTTTCTTTTATTCTTAAGGCGTAATCATAATCAGGTACATAAGTACTGTCTACTGTTTTAGAAGGAACTAATTGGGATATGGTTAAATCTGCTGTAGAAGCTGCTGTTGATTTAGGTTTATACCCCATAGTATAAGCCATATTGTATACATTTTCTTTATCTTGTGCTAAATGTAAAAAGGACTCTTGAAGTTGAGTGTCTGTATAATAAGATAAAACATCACCTACGTAAGCAGACATTTCAAGAAACATCATTCCAGGATTACCTTCACTAAAATCATTAAAATTTTCAGGAAAATATACTTCAGCAAAGTTTCTTAAATTTTCTTTAAAAGAGTTATAATCTTTATTTAAGTACTTTATGTCTTTATCTTGTGTTTTATTTGATACTTTATTGTAAGCCATTGTTAATTAAAATTTAGTTGTATACTATCTTCTTGTGCATCTAATAAAGATTGATAAGTTATAGTTATAAATAGAGAATGTTTATCTTCTGACATTTGTATTTGTACATTATTTACTTTTATACCCGAAATATACCTAGAGGTTTGGTCTTGGATTATTTGTTTTAAATAATCTAAATTTATTTGTTGTTCAAATAATAGCTTTTTTAACCCTACACCATAATTAGGTAAATTAATTCTTTCACCAGGTTCTGTTAGTAAAAGATTAATAAGATTAGATTTATTTTGTTCCTCTATAGTTTCAGTACCTTTAAACATATTATTTTCGTCTAAAGGAAAAGCAACCCCTATAGTAACATTTTTGTTAATATTTAAAGGACTTATTCTTCTTGATCTTATTAAGGGCATATATTATTTATTTCTTTTTTTATCTATTGCTTTCATTAAACTACTATAATCTCTTGTTACCGCATCTGCTACTGGTTTAGATACAGCTTCTATAGGCATTTCCCCTATATTGGTAAAACCTTCATCTATAGAAACAGGTGATGCCCTCCCATTTAAATTAGTACTTCCTTGGGCAGTCTCATTTAATAAATCATTTAAAGCTGTATTAGAAGTAAAATTAAGTTTTCTATGAGGTTTTTCTATAACATTATTTATTACTTCTTCTTTTAAAGAAGTATTTGTGTTTTTAATTTTTGAAAAATCATTTTGGTTTTCTGTTATTAATTGTTGGTATTCTTTAGTAATATCTTCTTTAAGAGATTTAATTTCTCTACGTAAAGAATAATCTATTTCTTCTCTAACTATTTTTCTAATTAAATTTTCAAATGTTTTTGCCTTCATATTTTATTGTTGTTTATTATAAATATAATTTTTTTTAAGATTTGTTTGATTTTTTGTTAAAATTGACTATCTTAAAACTAATATTGTGGTCTTCTTCTAAATTTTCTTTTATTTTAAATACTCTTTTAAGAGCTTTTTCATTACCTAAATCTTGGAGTTTATTATATACATCATTATATTGATTTTTTAATAATGACATATATTGTTGTAAAGGAGTAGTTTCATTAGGGTCAGGAATTATAGAGGTAGCAGTGTTTTGAGAATTGTTTAATTCAGCACATCCTTCTTCAAATTGAAGACGTAAACTAACCATAAATAATAATAATTTATCTACTTGTTCTTTAATAGGTTGTATTTTTTCTTTAACAGGAGTTACACGATCTATTACCTTTTTTGCTTGTTTTTTAAAAAATAAAATCATTAGAGGAATAGCTATCATTAGTTGAGTTAATTCTTTTACTAAAGCTACTGCTTTATCTCTTCTTTTTTGTGCTTGATCTATACCTATTCCTGTTACTACAGGGACTGTTTGGGATATTAATAAAGCAGGAGCTGCTAATATTATTATTTCAAGTACGGGAACTACATTTTCTTTTAAAATTTTTGCTAATTTGCTTATAGTCCCTATAGGACCTTCTTCATTTATTATAGGATTTATAGTATTTTCTATACTTTCTAGTTTTAATAAAGCTTCTTTTAAAATGTTATTTATTCTATTTAATTTTTTTTCTAAATTATTATATATTTTATTAAATTTTTCTTGACCTTCAGGACTACAAGAATCGTCGTTTATGTTTACTTGAAGTTTTTTCATTATTTCTTCAGGAGTAAGAAGCTCATTTTTCATTTCTTCTACTTTGTTTAAACCTTCTTGTTTTATTTTTTCTTTAGCTCTTGTTAACACAGAGTCAATTTGGGAATTTAAAATATTTCTTACTTGTTTTGTAGCCATTATACTAATTTTGTTTTTATGCTTTTAATACTTTGTAGTTCCTCTTTTATAGTTTCTATTTCTTTAGTTCTTTTATTTAAAAGATTTATATTTTTAGGGTATATACCTGTAGGGCTGCCTGGGGGAGATGATAAAAAAGAAACCTGAAATGCTAAATCTGAATATATTTTTTGTATTAAATCTAAAACTTCTTCTAAAGAAATTATTAAATCATTTGCTAAAACTGCTGGTTGTTCAGGTAATTTATTATCTTCTAGCCCTAAATAAATATTAGGAGAATTTACTATAAATTTACTTTTACTTTTATCTGAATTATTTGTATCAAAATGGAAATTACCATTTGTACTAAATCCTATAGCTTTATCTGAATATAATAATATACTGTCAGTTTTAGCATTAAATATTAATCTATTTGAATTTAATATTACTTGGTCTCCTATATATGATTTTGGTGATAATGGTATGTAAGTCATTTTTCTTAAATTTAAAAGTCTGTAAATCCTACTATAGATTCGTCTGCTTCAGGTATGTTGTGTAAGTATTTTCCTCTTTTAATCATTTCTTCAGGGTAACCTTCATCCATTAATTCGTGGTATACTTCTACTTCAGAAGACATAGTACAGGTTTTAGGGTTATTTCCCTCAATATATGAAATATGAACCCATGAAAAGGGTTGATCAGCATTAGTAAAATCTTCTCTTTCAGGAAATTCCCAAATTAATTGATTCCACTCAGGTAAATTTTGAAAACACCAATTCCATAAAACAGATGAAGATTTACTTAAACTAAGTAAATCTATAGCATATCCCTTAACATGTTGGCTAGTTTCAGTTCCCCCCATTAATTTGTTTAGTTCAGTAGATCTATAAGCAGATGTTATTTTAATATCTTCAATACCAAAAGCTTCTACAATAGGTATTATACAGTTAGTATGCAATAAATTTAAATTATTCCATATAAAATCTTCGGTAAGAGTAGGATCTAAATATTCATCTACTCCTGGATAGTTATTAATACCATTGTTATTTGCTAATTTGCTGTATATATTATGTATTTTTTTAAATTTTGCCATTTTATCCTATTTCTTCGTTTAAAAAATTATCATTTATATTATCGGGAAGTACATAATTTTCAGATAAAATTAAATTAGAATTTATAGAAATTGTCTGTGCTTCTGTAGAGGCTATATCATAATAGTCTGTTTCTATTTCTTGTACATTAGCTAGTTCTGTACTTTGGGTTTCTTCAGGGGGTAATTCTTCTGCGGGGCTTAAAGAAGGATCTTCTTTTACATTTTCAGATAAAGCATTATTTTGAACTTCTGGTTCTTCTGAATGTTTTTCTCTTTCTCTATCATAGTAATATGATAAATCATGTAATGAAGCTATTTCAAAATTATTTATTTGTTGATCAGAACATAACCAAATGCTTGAATTATCTTGATTTATATTTTCTACAGTATGTTCATATTCTTCTTCTATATTAGTTGAAATTGTTTGATGACCATTACTTATTATAGTAATAGGGGATCCTATTTGTCCTTCATTACTCCAATTATTTTTTCTTGTTATTTTTTCTGTATTTATAGTAGATCCAAATCTTATAGAATTTCCAAATCTACCTTGTAAAATCATATCCCCCTCATATGGTTGTAAACGTTTTATAAGAGCATTTAATTTAAAATAATTATCATTTTTATGATTTAACCTATCAATAAAAGCATTACTATTAACATTCTGCATTATAGATAAAGGAGACAAATAATATTTATCTGGTTTTTCTAGTTCATTATGTTTAGGGCTTGCAGAATATTTTATATGAACTAATTCATTTTTTACAGGAATATGAAGCAAATTGTAATGATAAGGTTTAGCTGTAGATAGTTCAAAGTCTTTGTCAGCTTCAGGAGTAAGTTCATCTAATTCAGTAAAATAAATTGTTCCTATATCATCTGCTGTACAATTAGGTTTACATGCATCATGATTTTTATCTAAAATTATATCATAAACTCTTACAATTTTATCCATCAGTTTCTTTAGGTTTGTTTAGTTGTTTAGGTTCTTCAATATTTTTTGATATTTCATCAGCTACTTGTTGAAGTTGTTCCATTTCTTCTTCTGTTAGTAGTCCTCCATCTCCACTAGAAGTAGCCCCTGTAGATAAACGTTGGACTATAGCAGCCATTTTTATTAATTGATCATCATTTTTAACACTAATTTCCATGTATTCTTTAATTAATGGTACTACTACGGTAGCATCTCCTAAAGAAGTAATAAGGGGTCTTAATTCAGCTATTAAACTAGCTAATTGTTTTGATTTTTTTGATTGGTTTTTATGAATTTCTTTTAACAAATCAGAAAATGATTTATCATCAAAAATTACTTGGTTTAATGAATCCATAATTATTTATTTATAATAAATATGGAAAAATTTAAATTTTTACATATCCTGTTTCAATATATTCTTGATGTAACTTTTTATATATTTTTTTTAGTATTTTTGTTACTTTTGTAATAACAGGAGTATCTACATTAGTCATTTCACGAATGTATATATAAAGGGCCTTTTTATTAAAAATTTCTAAATTTTCTCTGCGCTTAAAAAGAGTATTAATAGCATCACATACTTTTCTATCTTTATCTTTTTTAAATATAGTAAACATGTTTTTGTCTATATATTCAGTAAGATGATCTATAAAATCTTTTAATTCTTTTTTTCTTTGGTCTCTACCTAATTGGTGTATTACTCCATCATCTTCATCTGCTGCTAGTAAATCTACTTTTTGTTTTTTCTTTTTATAGTTGTTATTATTATATAATATAAGGTAATTTTTTCCTACAATACTAAAATAAGAAAAAGCTTTTGAACCTTTTTCAGGTTTAAAATAATCTAATTTTTCTAATAAAAAACAAATTACTTCATGTTTTAAATCTTCTAAAGATTCTACTTCTGTATAGTAAAATTTAAAAGTATGGATTAAATTTTCAGCTAGTTTATAAAAGGGATAATAAATTCTTGTTTTAAATATATAATCTCTTTCATCTTGATTAGATGATGATAAGTACTGTTTTATAGCTAAATCAGTATCTTCAGTAAAATATCTTTTTTTTGTTCTTTTTCTTCCTCTTTTTTTCTTTGGTGGGGGAATAGAGTTTGATTCTATAATGGGGGGTTTTGGTTTAGTTATCATAATTTTATTTAAGGGTAAATTCGTTTAAGGCTTCTTGGATTTTTTTAATTTCATTAAAAAACCATCCTATTTCATCATCTGAGCTAAATGTACCTCTAGTATCTATTTCTTTTATCCTTTTATCACATTCATTTACAGCATCACTTTGTTTAGAGATAAAATCTTCTAAAGCTTCATTCTTTTTTAATAAATTAAAAAGAGCAAAACCTAAAATAATTGTAATAATAATAAGTAATATTGTTGATATTGTCCATCCCATATTTTAATCTTTAAAAAATGAATCTATTACATCTAAGGTAGCATTAGATAGATTCGGGTTATTTTTAGTATTTATTTTTTTAGCATTTCTTATTGTTTTATCTCCCTTAGAACCATTTGTAGGTTTTGATTGTTTAGGAACTGCATCTGTTGCATTATTCCATATCTCATATTCAATTTGAGCTGCCATATGGTCTGCTTGGTGCATAAGTAAGGGTAAATGTGATCTTAATTTAGTTTCTTTCATACCTGACATAAAGTAAAATTTATTACTTTCATCATATAAACCATCATGTATTTTAATACCAATAAATTCATTTTGAGTTACCTTAACACCAATTTCTTGTAATAAGAATAAAGATCGTTCTGGTATTTTCATAGCAGGAATGTCAGTATTAAACTTATAAATTTGGCCTAATTTATCAATATGCCATTGTGAGTCGTTTGGTTTATAATATTCACCTTCTTGTTGGCCCATCTTACCTAAATCATGAAATAAAGCGATGAAATGCATTTCTTCAATTGTATATGTGGATATATCTCCTCCCATTTTATTCCACGTTTTATATAATTCATTTGCGCAATCAAATACACGTAATACATGGTCAGTATAACCACCTGCAAATGCTGAATGGTGCCAGTTTTTAGCTGCGGCAGGCATCATCATCATTCTTTCTTGATATTTTTCCATAAAAGGAATTAATATATCTGTCCGTTCTTTAGATATATTTGTTTTTATTTCGCTAATATAGCGATTCCAATTTGATTGGATTTTTTCTGCTGATAACATAACTTATTTTTTTATTAAAATGTACCCATATTTGAAGTTCCCCTAGCTCCTATGTTGCCAGTTTGAGATATAGTTATAATATTTTGTAACTCTTCGTAACGATCTTTTAATTCTCCCTGTTCCATAAAATTAATTGCATCTGCTGTTTGTCCTCTTTTGATTAAATTTCTTAATTTTGATAAAGATTGATCTAATCTTTCCATTGCTGTTTGTAATTGTTGTTCGTAAGCCATAATTATTTTATTTTATTTATTGTTATATAGTAAGAAAATATGGGAAATCCAAATTTTTTAATAGAACTTTATGTGTTGAGATGAAGCTTTTGTAGATGAAGCAGCATATCTCATAACATCATTTATTACTTCATCTGCTGAATCTGCATTATCGTATATTTTTTCTAAAAATTCTAAACCCATATATTTTGCAGTTCTCCAACTTAATTCAGAGGTATCATATAATTTTTTAAAATCTTCTTTAGAAATGTTTTCCATAAATCTATCAAAAAGATAATAAAACTTTTCATAATAATTTTTATCATCTATTTGAAAGGCTTTTTTTACATCTTTACTTGTAGGTAATGTTTCTATATTATTTAATTTTAAGACATCATTTATCCCACCATGACAAGCTTTTCCTCCTCTAGCTGCTTTACCTGATATTTCAGCACACCAGCCTGAATCAACGTTAAAGTTTTTTAACATTAAAGTCCCTGCATTTTCATCTGAATCTTCTTTAGTTGTGTCTATATATTTTATTTCTATATTAGCTGACTTTACAGAAGCATCAAAATCATTAAATTTGTATATATTTTCTTTAGGTATTTCAGGATCATTTTGAATTACTGCTTTAGGTTCTCTATTTTTAGGTATTTGTTTTAAAGATATTCCTATTAATTTATTATCAGCGTAAAAATTAGATATTTGACCATTTAATACTTCTAAATTACCTGACCAATCATGGTTTTTTAGGTCATTAGATATTAACCAAATGTCAGCTGGGTTCCATTTGTCATTAGCCATTTTTAAATTTCCTTCTTTTTTTGCAACTTCACTCCAAGCATTATATATTCTATCTACTTGTTCTGAACCCCTATGGATTTTAAAATTGTTATTTGGAAATGTTTTAATTATACTATTTACAGATTTAGATATTGAATCTTTCCATTTAGGGGATTCATTTAAAAAATTTATTACTTCTTCAATAGAAGCATCAGCATCTACATATGATGCTACTTGTTCAAAGTTTTCATTATTTAAATCATCACTTGTTATAGAACTGTTGTTTATATAATATGCTACAGCACACCCGTATGCATGAGCAGTTTCTTGTAATCTAGTTTCATCAGTACCCCCTCCTGCTCCTTTACTTGATCCAAATTCTTCTGTTTTTTTAAAAGAATCTAAAGCATAAGGTGTTTCATTGTCATCATAAAAAACTAAACCTGTTAAGTTATCTTGAAAATTAATTAAATATTGTTCTAATCTTTCAATAGCTTCTTGAGATTTTTCTTTATTGATAATTAATTTAGTACCATCTACCATTTCAAACTCACTACCACCTTCAATTTTATCTAAAACTACTTGTACACGAATACCTGGTTCTTTAATTTTACCTATTCTATCTTTTCTTAATTCACTAGGATTTAAAGAAGCTTCTTTTAAGGATTTTATAATAGTACTAGATGGTAAATCAAGTTTTTCTAAAATTTGTTTAAGTATAGAGATATCAGAAGGGCTATCCAATAATGGATACCCCTTTTCTGATTTATAAGACCACTCTAATAATAACTCATCAAGAGTCATAATTTATTTTTTAATATTAGCAAGTTTTTTAAACCTTGATTTCATTTTAACTTCAGCTAATAATTTTGAATTTTTATTTTTTTTCTTTTCATTTAAAGACGTAGTATAAGCACCACCACCATTAATTGTAGTTTCTTCTAAATCAGCTTCTTCATCTTCTTTATCTTCAACATCATCACCCTTATCATCATCTTTTTTATCATCTTTTTTATCATCTCCCTCAAAGTGGTCTTTTAACATATCAAATATATCTTTTAATATATCTGTAGGTGAATCATCTTTTTCTGTAGCATCTATATCATCATCAGATACAGCTACAGTAGGATCAGGTAGATCATCTATATCACCCATAGGACCCATAGGACCCGCAGGTAATGGTTGTTCTTTAATTTTTTCTTTTTTGTATGCATCATATTCTTCTGCAATCATTTTTTTAAGTTCTTTTAAATTCATGTTTTTATTTTTTTAATAAATTATTATTGGTTTAAGTCTTATAATTCAACCCCAAAATTTAATAATATTAATCTAAACTTAACTCCGGGATTCCAATTAAGTTCAAATAGAGTCAATACTCCAAGTCTTAGGGAAATATCAATAATATTTTTTTTATTACCTTCTCTCCAACTGTCTATAAAATTCATAACTATTTTTTTATTTTATTTAAAATACAACAATAAACCTGCTGTACCTACTTTTATTCTTCCTATTGGACCTTCAATATCACTACCTACAGTTGCAGTTATAGGTGTAGTTATATCAGCAATAGCAGAATCTACAAATTGAGACCCTGTTAAAGTTAGTCTATTACCTTCATCTGGATCTCCCCACATAGTGTTTAATATAGTCCCCGTAGCTAATACATGCATTTTTGATATACTTCCTGTGTATTCTGTAGATTGGGATGAACTAACTATTTGTGAATATTTTTGATACATTGATTTATAATTTTAATGCATTAGCTACACCTTCTAAATAAGCTGCTTTTGCTATTTCATAATATACTTTTACTCCCTCTGATCCTTCTCTTAAAGAAATTCCATTTTCTTTACATATTTCAAGAAGTCTAAGAGCTTCTTCACGTGTCATTTGAGATTTAGCTATTTCACGTCTAGTTCCTCTAGCTTCTTCTTCTACTCCTGCTCTTGCTTTATCTAAACCTAATTTAAGTCTTTCTTGAAG